TGTTAAACAAGTTCTTACGCATAGTGGGCTTAGTATAGTTCCCTGCTTTGTTTACTGTAGACTTCTTGGCTGGCATATTACTTACCTTTTTTAACTGGCTTCTTCTTAGGTGCTGCCTTTTTCTTCTTAGGTGGACGACCTACTTTACTACCGTATGTACCTTTACCGTATGGCATAATCTTCTCCTATAACCCTATTAAGTTCCAACCATGATTGGCTATTGCATTGAGAATAATAACGAGACATGTAGCCATGTGAGTAAACCACCAAAAAGTCCTAATACCAGCAACAATATCAGCTTGCTTATCTGTCTCACCAACTTTCTCCCCTAGGCTTTTAGCCCAAATTCTCCACCATCTATTAACTACCATTTAGTTTTATCCGCCCAAAAAGCTGCTGACATTTTACCTTTTGCTATGTTCTTACCATGTCGTGCTTTAAAACTTGCACGTTTAGCTTTCATACGAGCAGATTCACCCGCTTTGGGTTTTCCTGCTGTGCTTGCCCCCTGTTCTCCAAACCTAATTGTCTTGATTTTGTCACCTTCTTTTGCCACAACAACGTGGCTTTTCTTTGGGTGATTGGGGGTACGCTTCGGCTTATTGTATCCACTAACTCCAGCCCTAGCTAGTCTTGGGTCTTTTTTTACTGGCATTCTTTTCCCCTATTTGTTTCTTTAGGTTTACAATCTCGTCGTTTAGTTGCTTAAACTTTACATTTATTTGAGCAACTACATGTTCCAGTTCTCTAGTCGTAACCATTACTGTAGTCCTTGTGGGTTAGGAGTAGCAGATGCTTTCTCTTCTTTAACTGCTATCTCTCTTTCTTTAAGAAGCTGGCCTGAGATTTTAAGTCGTCGTTCAAACTCTTTATCGTCTGCTGTCCCTGCTTTTAAGTTTACAGTTGCAGCTTTAATACGATCAATCTCCAACTCTTGAGGAATGGCTTGAGCCTCCACCGTAAGCTTCTGTGCTCGTGCTGCTGACTCTTGGGCCTGTCCCTGTAGTGCTGCTGATTGTGAAGCTTGGAATTGAATCTGTGCTTGCTGCGCTGCCTGTTGCGCTTGCTGCGCTTGCGGGTTAGGCTGGTTAGCTTGTTGCAGAGATTGTATTAGTTCTTCACGATTAGCTAAGTTCATGTTATCAACAATAGACATGATAAGCTGAGAGTACATAGGTGACTCTGGAGACATTGTTTGGAGTAGCTGTACAAGCTGTGTAACTTCGTATTCTCGTGCAATTATTCCTAAAGAACTAGACGTGTGGAACTTATAATCAGCAACAGGATACATCTCAGGTTCAAACTGCATGTAACGATGTGCTGCTTTAGTAACAAACGGGATCAAGAAAGACTCTTGAAAGTTAATCAAGGTACGCTTATGACGCTTAATAATAGCACCTAGCGACATTGAAATACCTGCGGCAGTGGCGTCTCCATTGATAGAACCTGCCGTACCAGCTGAATCAATAGCACCTGTAGCTGTCTGTACCATAGTTTGCAAAGCTTGTGCCTGTGCAAAACTAATCTGACTTACGTTACCAAAGTTGAATGGTTGTAATACTTCAGCTGGGTTGCCGTTAGTTAAAATAATCTTACCCGGACGTACTTCAGGCTTAGAGCCTCTAGGCATACGTGAAGCATCCATAGCCATCATAGGGTGGATGGTCAAAGCAAGAGCGTCGATTCTAGCGCGTAGTTCTGTGTCTAACGCCTTTTGTGAGTTATACCCTTTCTCACATACACCTCGACCCCAAAAGCGGCTAGGAACGACATCCCAAGGAAATGCGACGATAGGACGATCACCCATCATGTAAGGGTTTTCTTCTGCTTTAAGAAGTTGACCACTGTTAGCAATAACAACCATTGCTTCAACATAGTAAGAATCGTCGTCCTCTTCAGACATTGTTACTACTTCTTCATCTTCACTTTCTACCTGCGCATCCGTCAGTAAGTGGCGGGGGACAAGACCATAGTACTTAGTTAAACGTACTTTGTCATCAGCATAAGTAGTTAAGTCTTGATCAGGCTCTATGTCAAAGTCAGGAGAAGCGCTTTCTAATTCAACATCACGATATACACCGCTTTCTATCAGCTGCTCTACAGAATGCGTGGGTACAAACTCATCTACAGCACAACCTAATGCTTCTTCAATAGAAGTAGCAACAGGATCAATCAAGAAGTTTTGAGGCATTACAGGACGTAACTTAACACAAGTACGATCTTGAATAGTAACACCAACGGCTGTCAACTCACCACCCATTACTGGCTGTGTTGCTGGCTTAAATTCTTTTTCTTCTTCAAGTATAACTTCGCCGATACCTGTGCCAAAAACAGCAGCATTAATCAAACACTCCGCGACACTCTTACGTACTTTATTCTTTTTAAAATCATCTGTCAAATGTTTACGTAACATAACAATGTCAGAAGAGTCTTGGTCGTGAATGTCATCGCGGATATCAAACCACTTACCACGTCCAAAAGTAGCTTCTTCTAATTCTGCAACGGAAGACTCAACAGCCTGTTGTAACGCAGGAGAGATAATCTTAGAGCGTTCAGATGAACGACTAGAATCTTCCGCAGCCCACTGGCCTCTCCACAGTCTATAGTACTCTTCAAAGCGATCTGAATAGTTAGCTTCATAATGATCTCGCCAACCGTCACATTTGTCCATCACCCAGCCTTCAAGTGTCTGTTCAATAGTAAATGTATCTTTATCTTCTAACATAGTTAATAGCCTGCGTATTTATCTAGGAATTCGTAGTCTTCTTCTTCATAGTCGTAAGCGTAAGAAACCTTAGCTAACTGGTCTATATATGCTAAACAATCTATCAAGTCATCATGGACTAATGGATTAGGGAATTGGAACAACTCATCAAGAAACTCTGTATTCCAGTCACCCTTGTTAAGTGTAATTGTACCGTGTTCAAAGCGTCCTTGCAACGCCCATACGATTCGATCTGTTTTCTTTTTATTACCGTGAGTAAGTTCTTCAACACGGAAGAACCTTTGATTCTTTTTCATCTGGTCGTTGAGATAAGGAAAGACTGCATTCTTCAGGGCTCCTTTTTCAATACCCACCGCTACTGGTTTATATTTGTTGACTGCTCCAAAGATTCGTCGTGCAGTCTCTTCGACGCCCCAACGCCCATGTATGATATCAGCAACCCACCAACCTTCAATGCCCGCTTTAACCACAGCAATGCCTGTTTGGTCAAGACGTTTAGTTTTGGTAGTGACTTTCTGTACGTCTGCAAAGCCTGCCAAATCGACTGCAATGTAATAATCACCATCTGCTGGCTCCTCCTCGCTAAACCTAACATCATCTTCTTTAAAGAGTTCACTACCGTGAGCCTCAAAGCTTGCCATAAACTCCTGTCGGAAAGAGAAGGCTGACATACTCTTCTCAGCAGCTTCAATCTCTTTAGGGTCGAGCAACGGGTTGTCAAAGCTAGTGTAGTGATAACCTTTAAACGTGTCGTCTTCAGATACACTAGCATATTGGTATAAGTCATAGAAGTGGTTACGACCCATTGGCGTACCAATGAACATCGCATCACCCTTCTGATCCGCAAGAGCAGGACGCAGGATCTGCTCCCAAACCTCTGGCTTCATGTCAGCATACTCATCCATGACCAAGAACTTCAGACTAACACCACGCATAGTCTCAGGTCTATCAGCACCCTTCAGCGTCAACAGCGCACCGTTAACAAATTTAATCTGTAGGTTGTTAACATGACTTGACGCTATAACGCTATGGCCTAACTCCAGCAACATCTGCCACATGATGTCCCTAGCCTGTCCCTGTGTAGGGGCAACGTAGAACACTTGACCTTTCTTGGCTGACAAGCAGTTAAGTATTAGCGACCAAGCGGCTAATCTACTTTTGCCTGTACGTCTGCCTGCCGCTATCACTTTAAAGCGTGTAGGGTCGTTGTAGACCTCTTGCTGCCACGGCAGTAACTCAACTTTTAAATCAGTCAATGGTTACTTCTGCTTCAGTCTTGATAACAACCCTAGCACCACAGGACAACACAGGCTTGTCGTTGCCACCGTAGATAACTGTGCTAGGCCCATGTATCTGTACTGAGTGACCATAAGTATTCTTCTTACCTTCTTTAACAGTCAACACAGGCTCATTAGCATTATTCTTCTTGTTAGAGCGTATGATGTGCTGATTGACGTGGATATATTTTTCAGGCATAGTCAGAAACTTTAAAACGGTAGCCCTCATAACTGAATGTCTTTTGTTTTTTAGCTTTAGCTTCCTTCAGTGCTTTTTTAAAGCCTTGTTTTTTAGCAATCTTTTCTTTAGCTTTTTGAGCCTCAATAATAGTGCCTTGTCTAACATTTTCAAAAGCTTTAGCTTTAGCTGCTGTTTGTGACACAGCTTTAGATCTGGCTCCTCCAACTTTACCAATGTTTTTAGCTAAACCTCTAGCAAGACCTTGTCCTAATACTTTACCAATACCGGCTACCATGTTATACCTCTTAGTATGTCCACATTACAGGAGACTCGTTAATGTCCAAACTGCGGATGTCAACATGCACAAAGCTAGAAGCAACTCCGATTCCTGAAAAGCCCATCGAGATAGCCTCTTGAACAATCCTAAACCGTTGTGTACCATCGTTAACTTTAATGTCTGCTGCAATGCCTTGGGCATGAGTTCCGGGTCTCTCCTTTTTTACTTCAATTGGGTGATCTTTACTTCTAAAGCCACTCGTGATAACGAAGGGGAACCCACAGCGCGCACGTAACAAATCTAACTTCAGCAACAACCTGTCGCTAATCTCGTTCTCACCAGTGTATTGGCAAGCAAACTCTTCCCTAGTAAAATAATCTAAGTCTTGATTTATATTATACATCTGTATATTCCCCTTCAATGGGTTCTTCACTACCTGAAATAACTGTAGTCTCACCACCAACTCCCGTAATAGAGATATTAATGGCACTCTTGCCTCCAGTAGCCTTATCCTTTTCAAAATAACTGACAGGCAAAAGCCTATCCATGCACAACTTCCATGCTGCCGCTTGATTCTTATGGTCATCGTCTAATGCTGCTGACAATATAGCGTCTAACACCTTCCTACTCTTAGGAGATGCTAACATTCTAGCTTTGTATTCGTTAATCACCGCAGCATCACCCTTGGGACGACCTACTGCATTCCGCTTACCTTTGGTTTTTGACGATACCGTGTTCTTTTTAGGCCGCCCAACCCGCTTTGCGGGCTGACCACCATTAGATTCTTTACTACTCAAGGTCTACTCCTATGGTTATCTTAAGTATACTTAAGTATTCTTTAGTATTATACTTTAATTATTTCTTTAAAGATAATTCTTAAAGCCTTCTTAAGTACACTTAAGGCGCTTAGTTACCTTAGTGTCTTTATTATACTAGATATTATAGCATATTTCTAAGCTAATGTCAAGCAGTATTTACTATATATCCTAATGTTTCTTTAGGCCGCCTGCCTAGCCAAAAGTTCCCCACACATGTCATTCTTTTTTATTCTAATGATGTCCCTTCTTATAACCTACGGCTACTTAAGGGCCAGCTTGTGTTTCCTTATGTATATCAAAGGCTTACAAGTATTCACAAGACTTATACAGGTATCCTAATTTCACCCTTTTTTGTATACCGGAGGGTACTTTAACATTGCGCGCGCATACTGAAGGACCCCCTTGATCGTGACTGGGAAACAAAAAAGGGTGAA